GCTTGTTGAGGAGCATTAACAAAAGAAGGATTTTGAACCTGTGCGCCACTACGCAATGCGCTCAATGTATTAAGTGGCATATTGTATTTTGTAAGCTCTTGATTAAATGCTTGCTGATTTGCTTGCTGACCAACACCAAAGCCTTGAGTTGTAGCACCCAATAACAAGTCATTTTCTTTCATAGCTTGTTGTCGCATAGCGTTTTCGTATGCTTTAGTGCCAGGCACTACGCCTTGATTAGCTAAAGCAGCATTTGTAGATTCACGACTTTGTGCAAGTTGTGGAGCAAGGCGTTGCATATAAGCATCTTGATATGACTGTCCTGGATTCATACCAGTAGAAGGCAAATTAGGGTTAAATTTTTGCCCCATTGTGCTTTGTACTTGACCAAGAGCAGAATTAATTGTACCGCCAAGCCCTAAAGCAGCTTGATTTTGGTTGTTTAAAAGTTGTTGTCCAACTCCTGAAAGTTCAGTACTAGCAGTCCAAGTAGGATTTCCATAAGGGTCGCTACCTGTAATTGCATAGTTCAAGTTTCCATAAGGAGTAACTTGATTTACACGATTAGCAGCAGCAGCAGCTCTAGCAGCTTCTAAATTTCCTTGCGCTGTAGTTTGAGCAGCACCTACATAATCAGGTGTTGCAGGTTGCGATGCTTGACTTCCACCGCTAAATAAATTACCTACTGCATTAACAATACCGCCCATGTCCTTCTCCTTGTTGTAACCATTTGCATTGATTACGCTTCATCGCCATTATTACCAAGTTCCCATCAGGATGAGAATAAGGAATATCAGCTACTTGCTTAAAGCCAAGTTTTCGGCACAGATTCAAGGACTTAACATTGTTTTGTCCTATTGGTGCTAGTATAACCTTAACTTTTAGCTTGTTAAAGGGATAATCAAATATTGCAAATAATAAATCTTTTGTTAGCCAAATTACTTCTGTACTAGCAACATGAATATGACAGGAATCGGTTAAAAATTCGTTATAACCAACAACAGCTATTAACTTGCCTTCTCTTTCCTGTCCTATACACATTGTTTCTTGAGGATAATTAAACTTTCCAACTTCAGATAGCCAATTTCTAAGCTCATCTTGATTTTCAGTAGTAACACGCCTCAAACTACTCCTCCACGCTCCATTACATAGTCTGTAGAAGCCCAATGAAACTCAATTCCTTGTGATGCCACATTCATATTGACTGAGCCTGTAAAGCCCAATCCTGTTACGCCTTGCCAAATCTTAGTAGTAATTAATCCACCATACCAAAGTGCATTATCCCAAGTGCTTACATCCCAAACACCTGAATTTAAAGCATTAGGATTAAAAGCAATCTGATTAACTAATGGGGATACATCAAAATCTGTACGAATACCGCAAAGAACTGAGGGTAAACCATTAGAAGTTTGAAGAATTGGTCTAATTAAAGTAAAGCGTTTTAATTGACCTGGCGAATCAAAATATGAAAAAGCCTGTTGTGCAGTAGCGTTAATGTTGTTTCCATTGTCGGCAAAAGTATCATAAAACTTGCCTACATAACCATCACCGCCAAAGTGCATATCAGAATCACCGCTTACTTCCCAACAATAAGCCTCAATGCCTGTAAATCTTGACCATCCTTTAGTAATGGTGTGCATGACATATTGTTCCATTCCTAAATCGGTAGGAATAGACAAAATCAGCATATTTTCACTAGCGTAGTAGTTAATTTGCCATCCAAAATTAGCATAATATTGAGTAGCAGCTTGACTTACAGCATAGTAAATCTTGTCGGTTAAGTTAATACGAGGGTCTAAACGACTAGATTGGAGAGCAGAAGCAAGAGGCACAAGACCGTCTTGAGTAAGCAAAAGTAAGTCACCTGCCCATTTAAAGAAACATCTACGGTTAAAAGTTTGACCTAATTGCCATACGCCTTTAAGTAGCCAAGTTTCTGCCACATTAGGGTCTGTACCGTTATATACAATGACTTCTCCCATACTGGTAACAAATACTGCATAGTCATCTGCGCCTTGACCTGCATCTAAAGTCCATGTTCCCATAGCTTGCAAGTAACCTGAATTACGAGCAATTCCACCAAAATACAAGGGTAAAGCCTCTCCAGCAATCGAATCTACATCCAAATACCAGCAAGTAAGGGTATCTTTTTGTGTGAAATAAAGACGATTTTTAAACAGATTTACATTGATAAAGTTAGAAGAATCAAGACTTAAAACGCTATAAGTGCCTACAACAGTAGCGTCTGCTGCTGGTGCGCTAACCATTGTGTATTGAAAAGTCGTAGTAGAAGTAACTGTAATTACATAAGTACCGTTGTAATTATTGGCAGTTGCTCCAGTAATTGTGACTCTAGCTCCAGTTGATAAACCATGCGCTGTAGCAGTTGTTAAAGTAGCAGTTGTACTAGATTTAGTAATAGTGCTAATTGTTTGACCAACTACGGTATTGGTAATGCCTAATACTGTATAAATACCCACTACAGAAGCATTAGCAGCAGGAGTTGATGCCATTGTATAAGTAAAAGTATTTAATCCAGTTACATTAATGACATAAACACCATTGTATTCATTAGAAACTGCGCCTGAAATAGTGACTCTATTTCCGTCTATTAATCCATGAGCTACGCTAGTTGTAAGTGTAGCGACTGCGCCTACATGAGTAATACTGGTAATAGTTTGAGCAGTTGTCGTAGTTGCTAGATAAAACCATGCAGTACCGTCATAGACCATTGTAGGGTCTACACCATTACAAGCTACTAAAAAGTGACCTGCTTGGTTTGTCAGGTTTACAGATTGAAATTTATCGCTAGTAATGCCTGTAAATACGACTTCAGCAGGGTCAGGTTTAGCGTCATAAATCTTATCTCCAGCAGCAGCAAATAAGCTATATCCAGCAGGTAATGAAGTATCTGAGTAGTTCATCAGAGTATTTACTTTGCCATCAATACCTGTAGACGCTTGGGTATAACCCTTACGCATCATTACATCCGTAGGAGTTGGAAAGAAATTGACTAACTGAACAGCGTCAGTAGGACTCATATTTGCAAGAGAGTCTCTAGCGTTCCAGCCTCCAATAGGAGACGGAACTGAAGCTGTAGAAGCTGTATTGGTTTTAGGTGAGCCGAACATTATGAACCATAGCCTGTATCAGGGATATTAGCGTAACCAATAAGAACCTTACTTGGGTATGGAGCAAAGGATAGGTTAGGACTACCCTTATCGTTAGCTTTAGCAATAGACAAATAACGCTGATATTCTTGCATCAGAGTCGTAGTATCAAAGCCTTTAATAGACCAATACTTGAGTTTTGTGCCTAAAACGATAATACGGTCATCCAAAATAGCTGTGTCATTATCTTCGGTAAAACTGTTTTTAACAGTACCGTCTACGCCTCTAGCCCATCCTTTAGAACGATATTCCCATCCAAGATACTCATTGGTGTTCATTGGTGGCCATATTTGGAATTGGTTATCCAAAATACGCCAACGGATACGAGGGCCAGTAGAAATATATCCTGATTTAAGCCATTGCCATTGCTGTGCGCTCTCAGGCCCTAGAGCTTCCCAATGTTTTGACTTATCCCATTGAGTTCTATCAGTAATCCGTTCAAAGTCAGGTGGAAGGGTATAAGCAGTTTGAGCTAAAACGACTGCTCCTGTACCTGTACCTGAAGCCATTTGGCTCATTTGAATCGTTTGACCTGAAACTGTAACTACATTGGTATCTTGGTTAATGTTGTAACCAGTAATTTGCCATTGAGTATCTACTGCTGTAATGTCTACTCCAGCCTCAATAACTAGAGCTTTTGAGCCATTTACCGATGTACCGTTGCAATTAATAGCTTGTGTATAGAAGCGATACTGGACTTGAAGTGCTTGCCAATCGTATTCTTTGATTAAGTCGTAACCTTGACCGTTCATTAATGCCAATATTTGCTGAACATCTTGGGATGTATTACCAGCTACATAGGTAGGAACGGCTAAGTTAAGCTCTGCTGCTGTCTGCTGTACAAGCTGGAGCATTGTGTATGACATATATATCCTTTTACTTGGTTGTTAGCCAAGTAGTTGGCTTTGTTTGATTATAAACAAAAAAGAGGGATTTCTCCCCCTTTTATTTACTCTGTTTCTGCTTCTTTTACAACTTCTTTTTTTGGTCTGCCTTTTGGTTTAGCCATCATCGCCATTAAAGCATCCATTTGCTCTTGCATCTTGCTAATCTTGGCATCAGATTCAGCTTTAATTTGCTCATTTTGTTGCTTTAGAGCTTCTAGTTCAGCTTCTCTTTGGTTAGCATCACCGACTTTTTCAGCTAAATTAAGGAAAGACTTAGCTTTTTCCCTAAAAGCATGAGGAGACATACCAGCTACCATACCAATGCGTTGAAGCTGTTGGTCTGAGCAATCAGCAATAGATTCCACAGTAGGGAACTTTAAGCCTCTTAGTTCTTCAGCTTGGGAACGAGTAATTTGAGTCCATTGTTCTAATGGAGTACCCATTACTGTCTCTTGATTACCTACTTGGTTCTGATAATGTGCCCATTGTCGAGGAAAACGGCTTTTATGGGATTCATTGGCGTAAGTGTCAATCTCTGTTAGAGCATCACCTGGCACCATAATTTTGACGAAATCAAATTCTTTAAATATCGGTCTACCTGCTGCTAAAGTCTCATCGTCTTGCTTCATAGACCGTTTATAGAATTGGACTGCTAATCGTGCATCTGCACCTTGAATATCGCTGTCGATAGCCATTTTTTAAATCTCCTAAGTAGTTAGGTTTGTTAAAAAGAAAAAGGGACTCCTCTTGTGAAGGAATCCCTATGGTACTACAAGTTAATGCTTAAACAGAAGCTACGCCAAACCAGCCGTAATCACCTGAAACCATTGATTCTGCTGGAGAAACATAAGAACCGCCAGTTGCAGTCACTTGGAAAGTGGTTGCATTAACGGTACAAGCTGTTGTTCCTGCTGGAATGGTTGCTGCTGCTTGAGCAAATACATAACGCTTACCGTCAGAAGCAAAAGTTTCAGCACCGATAGGGCCAAAGTTTGGAATGTTCTCAACAGTAGTGCCGTTTGTGTATAAAAAGTCAGTTGTTGTAATGCTGTTCAAATTAACGCCAGCAATAGGGAGGGTGGTATATGCCATGATTATTTCCTTTAATTAGTAAGTAGACAAGATTAAATAAGGCTTTCGCCTTATCTATTAGGTTGTCAATAGACCTTGTAAGAAGCTATTTGATGTAGTGAGATTGCCGGCCCAGCCATACAATTTCACGATAGCGTCTTGGTTAATGGATTGGCGTTCACCACCGATAGGTACAAAGTTACGCTCTTTGTGAGGGCGTAGGAAGATGTAGTTAGTGTTCAACAAGTACATATATGTAGCTGTTTCTTGTGCGCCATAACCACCACCAAGTACCACATCAGCAGATGTACCACCACCGTAGAACTTCAATGAAGCAAATCCTGATGCGCCTGATTCCTCAGAAGCGATACGCTGGATAGCTTGCAAAGCGTTTACATAGAGTTGATACATTGTGTTACCAGCAACAATCAAGTCAGCTTTGTCTGTGCCACGAATCTGCTTGATAGCAGCTTCAGTCATCTTAGCCAAAATGTTAGTTGTTGAAGGAGTTGTTGTTACGCCTGTAGTGATTTGGTTTTGCCAAAAAGTCCAGTTTGCACGATTGATTCCACCGTAAGTTCCTGTGGTCGGTGAGGCACTAACGGCTGCTCCGAGTCCATCCAGGTTTTTACCGCCATTACCTGTACCGTCAAGGAACAAGTCACCTGAGATACGGTTTAGCAAGCGAGCTTCAGAAACTTGCATACGACCATCTAACAAGTCGATGATTGCTTCTTTAGAACTGTTCTGCAACATTTCCAAGCCACTCATTGTTACTGAGTCAGCATACTGAGAAATCTTGTATTGGGCAGCAGAAATAGGGCTATCCGGGGCGATATTTAAAACTTCATATCCACTATAGGAGTTAGCATTATTTGTGTTCGGGTCGTTGTACATAATTTCTTCCAGGATTACATTTCCTCCTGAAAAAGGTCGCACATTACCTTTGCTGTTCAATCGTTGTAGGATTGCGTTGTTTTGTGTTAAGTTGTCTGCCAATTCACCGCTACGACTTTGAATAGTTGTGGCGATAATATCGGTGATTGCTGAGTTAGCGAATGCCATGATATATCCTTAGTAAAAAATTGCCAAAATTGGCTAGTTAAACCCTACGGCTCATTGCTTCTCCTAATTGCTCGGAGATTAGTGACCGTCTATCCTTTTTATCTCCTGATGTAACCGAACCGCTAGGTGTAACGGATTTCGGACTAACAGCAGCAGCCTTCGCTTTCTGTACTTGCTGCGCTTTGACCGCTTGTTGTTTGGCACTTTTCAGGAGTCTATCCTGTTCTAATGCCCATACATCATCGTTCATACGCACAGCTTTCTTGTAAGCTGTTTCTAGGTCTTGGGCTTTGCCTAGCTCAAGTAGTTGAGCCATTTCTTCCCTTACCACATCAAAGTGCGGAAATTCCACCTTGTTACTACTATACTTTTCAATCTCATTATTCAAGCGAGAATATTCTTCTTGCTGAAATCTATTCTTAATTGTCGAAACTTCCTGATTTACCATGTTTAGCTGATTCATCAGTTGTTGCGTATAAGGGTCAAGCTGCTGTGGAGCAGCGAATTGACCTTCATTATTTAATTGTATACCGTAATCTTGTGCAAGTCTTTGGAAAACTTGAATTTTTTGTTCATACGGAGCTTTTGACAAAATCATGTGCGCTCTGCCTAAGTTATTAATCCATGCAGCAGGAGTAATTCCTTGTTGTTGAAACTCATCTTGGAATGGAGCAATAGCATCCTCTAAAGACCTAGCTCTATCGGCTTCTGCCTTATAAGTGCTAACGCCTTTCTTGTATTCGGACTCTCTTTGATTGGAGTATTCAGCTAGTTTTAGAGCTTCATCTTTGGTTAATTGCTCACCATTGGTTAGCTTATCCCAAATCGGCAAATATTCTTTTTTCCATGTAGAAGGTCGAGCTAAAGCTGGTTTTTCCTCAATTTCCTCAATTTCTTCAGGTTCGGAATGAGCTTCAATCTCTATTGGCTCTGATTCTTCTTTGACTTCTTCAGCAATATCATCCTCAACGACTTCAATCTCCTTTTCTTCAGGAGTCTCTAAAGTGCCTTCTTCTGCTTGGTCAAAGGCTGCGGATAATACATCTAAACGGTCTAGCTTTTCTTCTGACATGGTTTTCTCCAAGTAATCGGATTTATCTTAACTTCTCGTATGCCATCTCTGCGATTTGGCGTTTTCTTTGCTCGTTACTCTTACTGCTTAATTCAATCTTTTTATGCTCAGTAGGCACATCATTGCCTAATTCAATCATTTTATGCTGTTTTAGGTGACTTCTATGATGACTACGGCTTTTAATCCATGAACCATCGACTTGTGAGACATAGCCTTCAATATCGGACATGACCATAGCCGTTTCTCTGCCTATAGCTACCTGCTTTTCTTCCCAAGAAGCCTTTGCAGCCTCTAATCCAATGGTAGGAGTCCACCATTCAAGGAAGAACTCCTCATCAGTTTGTTTTTTAGCTTCTGCTTTTTCTTCACAATAACCGCATTTAGGACAAATCATAGCTCCTCCAGTAGTCTAGGTAATGTATGCCATTCGGACTTTTTCAACGGTACAACAGAGTCATACCATGTAGCGTTTTTCCAACGCCAACAGATAAATTGGTCATCAGGTAGCATTAAAAAGCACTTTACGCCTAATGCTCCAGCTAAATGTGCAGTTGCAGTATCAGGAGCAACTACCGCTTTCATTGCTTTCATGTGACAAGCAGTCTTATAGAAGTCTTGCTTCCAGCCGTCATTAGGTAAAGGGTCAAAAACATCATCTAATTGCACATGAATAGAGTAAACATCGTCTCCTACTAGACTTCTTAAAGTATCTAGTGGAATTGACTTTACATAATGTAATGGGCCAGTCGATGCACTCCAATTAACGCCTACTTTATGCTCAATACCGCTAGGAATAGCGTCTAAATAGCCTTCTGAGCCAACAATATGCTTGGTATTAACAGGAAAAGACTGCTTTACGAATGGAGGCGCATAGGTAGCAAAATGAGGAAGTGACATAGAGCCAATCCAGTAGTCTGCTTCAATGTCTACGCTACGGTCATCAGTAATCACATCAATGCAATCCATCTGTCCTAACAAAGGCATCAGGGATTTATGAGTCATTACTGTGAGTTTCTTAGCTCCCCAAGACTTGAGCATAGGAAGGAAGCGACAGAATTGGATAATATCGCCAAATCCTTGCTCCATTTGAACGACTATGTGCTTATCGAACAGTCTTTCACCGTTCCATTTAGGAGCTTTTACCCATTTATCCCATCTTTCACCTGTAGCTTGTAGCACAAGAGGATGCCAACGGAACTCATATAGTCTGAATCCAGCTTGATAATGTCCTAAATGAAGTAAATCTACGCCTTTTTTATACTGAAGATAAGGAGTCATCGCAGTAAAAACAATCCTTTATAAAATTAAAGCCAAAATAGCTTCTTCATCATCAAGTTCTGCTTTACGCTTGGCTTCTAGGACTGCCAGTTCTTGCTCTAATCTGAGCTTGGCTTGCCTTATTAGCACCGCATCAAACAAATCTTGTTTCTGTCTCTCAAGATTAGCGATGAGTGCGTCATATTTGGTTACTTCTGACGGTGTATCTTCGCTAACCTGTTCAGATTCTACAATACTTTGTTTGCGCTTACTGACTTTTGGAGTTGGTGATACTTGCTCACGAATAAAGTCTTTACGAGCCTCTTGGTCTGCTTTTATCGCAGCTATGCGCTTTTCTTCAGCTAGTCTTAACTTCTTGTCTAATGCTTTAGCTCTACGCCATTCTTCCTTAGTCCACCCATCACCGCCTGTTTGAGTAGGAGTGACAGGAGTAATAACAATCTGAAATGCGTTATTTTGAAACGCATTGACTTGGAAAGCGGTTTGAAACATTACTCTTTAATTTCAGGAGTTAAAGATTCTTGGTACTGTTGCTGAAGTTTTTGAAGGAAAGGAAATGCTCCTGAATTGGTCGGTAATTGACCAATAGCTTGCAATACAAATTGAGCTTCATTTTCTTCTAGTGTAAATACAATCATTTTTTCTCCGTCAAGACTTGATAGTTGTTATAAATTACCCAAACATACAATATGTCCAAGATAGCAAGGGCATACCAATAAGGGCTTAAAAGAACGCCAATAACAATAGCTCCTAATTTGAAAAACGCTAATACACCTGCCATGTCCAATTTAGCCATTAAAGTAGCCAATACAGGGTTAGCCTCATGTCCTTTACCAGTTTTAATAATGGTATAAGTAGTGTAGAAATCACCACATTGTAGGGCTATGAAGATAGCTAGGAGTATGTAGTTAATCATATTATTTCCAAGCTGCGGCACAAATGTCTTGTACTTGTTGTGGTTGTCCGCTTACATCAGCATCTTTTTCAAATGAAGTGCGATGATACTGCTTAGAAATCTCTACACCATCTTCCATGATGCGAGTAACTTCACGCACAAGGACAGTACCATTCTCGGTTACTGTGATTTGGTCTACTACTACTTGTTTTTCTAATGCCATTTTAATGCTCCTTTTCTGACTAGCGAATCCACGCTAATTAAACTTGAAATATTATTGTTGCTATAACAATGGAAGTGTTTGTAAATTGAGTATCTGCATAAACTCCCATAACACCAGCCGTTACAAAATAAAAACCACCTGTAGCTGCCGCATCTACACCTAAATTAGGCAATGTAGTAACACTAGCATTTCCTGAAAAATAAATTATTGCACCGCCGCCAGCGCCATTTGAAGCAAAAGGTAAACTTATTTTTGCATTTCCAGTTGATGAGCCTTTATTAGACAAGCGAAGGTCAAAAGAATATCTAACTATATTACCTATTTTTGTATATGTTCCAGTTTGTCCTGAATATGTAATACCAACTGAAGCACCACCAAAAGTTAAAGTAGGAGTAAAAGTACCTTCCTCATAATCATCTAATGTATTTGCATCAGATGAAGCGGATTGGGTTGCTGGGAAAGCTATGCCAGTACCAGCACTTAATGTTCCACCTTGTAATGCAAAGGTTTGCGCTGTTTTAGTAGAAGCAACAATATTTCCTTGACCATCGCTTAAAACTACAAAGTTAGAGCCTGTAGCAGATATAGGAGCGGCTGAACCTTGATAACTACCTAAAATTACATTGTATGTGCCTGTAGTTACGCCATACCCTGATTGATAACCATAATAAGAATTTCCTGTACTTGCACCTGATTGTGTATATCCCGCCTGATAACCTACTGCTGTGTTGTTAGATGCGGTGGTGTTTGCTTGAAGTGCTTGAACTCCTACTGACACATTGTAACTACCAGTAGAATTGTTAATTAAAGCATTTACACCTAAAGCAGAGTTATAAGAGCCTGTAGTAACATTGCGAATAGCTTGTGCGCCTACACCTGTATTGTAAGTATTTGCACCTGAACCAAATACAGCTTGATAACCAACAGCCGTGTTTAAATCGCTAGTTCCTGATTGGTATGCTTGATAACCAATAGCGGTATTGTAATTTCCTGTTGTATTAGATTGACCAGCTTGCGTACCTAAATATGAATTGGTTGTACCAGTAGTATTACTATATCCAGCTTGATAACCTACTGCGGTGTTGTTAGATGCTGTAGTGTTGTTAAATAAAGCTGTGTAACCTACTGCGGTGTTATTAGAAGCAGTGGTGTTATTTAATAATGATTGATAACCAACACTTGTATTGTTAGAACCAGTAGTAGTAGCATTTCCAGCATTTGAACCAATAGCTGTATTGTTTGCTCCGCTAGAATTATTGTAACCAGCTTGAAACCCAAACAATGTATTATCTGCGCCAGAAAAAGAACCAAGACCGCCAGCATAATACCCTACAGCAGTATTATTAGAACTTGTTGATTTGTTTAAAGTTCCAAATCCAACACCAACATTATAATTGCCAGCAATATTTGTAGTAATTGACGCATAACCAACGGCAGTATTTCTATCACCTGTTGTATTAGCTTGTAATGCTCCATTACCTATTGCTACAGCAAATGCTCCTGTTGTATTAGCAGTTAAAGCACTTGTTCCAACAACAGTATTACTAGCTACAGCACCACTACCTTTACCTACTTTTAAACCTGAAATAGAAGCATCATTAGCTGTAGTAAGTGTTGTGCCGTTAAAGGTTAGGTTGGCAGAATCAGTTAATAAACCACCAGTAGTAGCATAAGTTACACGGCCTGTAGTAAGCCCTGAATTGGTCAATGTAGTAAAAGCGCCAGTAGAAGGTGTTGTTGCACCTATAGCTGGCGGTGCAGATAAATCTAAAGTACCACCTAAAGTTAATGAACCACTTGTAGTAACTGTGCCAGTAAGGGTTAAACCATTGACTGTACCAGTCCCACCTACTGAAGTTACTGTGCCAGTATTGGAAGTTTTATTATTAAATGTAGTCCAATCTGCTGCGCTTAAAGCACCACGATTAGCTGCTGAAGCTGTAGGCACTTGCAAAGTAATGACTGGAGTTGTCGTTCCGTTGGCTACAGTAGAGCTTAAATCTGTACCTGTAGTGCCTAAAGTTAGAGCAGCAACGCTAGTAACTGTTCCGTTAGTATTGGATTTGTTATTAAATGTTGTCCAATCGGTGCTAGTTAAATAGCCGTTTACGCTGCCTGTAGCTGCTGCCATGCTAATAGCAGGTGTATTTCCACCGCTAGACACTACTGGAGCTGTACCTGTAACGCTTGTTACAGTTCCCTGTGGATTTGCAGCAGTAGTAATACCTGTTACACGACCATAAGTATCAATAGTTACTACAGGAATTAATGTGCTAGAACCAGTTGTACCAGCAGTTGCTACACCTGAAGCTAGGTCAATTACAGGAGTTGTACCGCCTGTACTAGTTATACGACCAGTAGTTCCGCTTACAGAATTAACATAAGTACCTGCTGGTTGCTTACCATTAAAGGTATTCCAGTCAGTAGAAGTCAAATATCCGTTTACAGAAGTTGTAGCTGCTGGTATTGAAATAGCAGGTGTATTTCCACCTGAAGATACTATTGGTGCTGTTCCTGTAACGCTAGTCACCGTACCACCGCTTGAAGGCGCAGTATTGGTAATAGTGAAGTTAGGGTATGTACCGCTAGTGCTAATGCCTGTACCAGCAGTTAAAGCTACGGTTTGGTCAGGAGCAGTATTGGTAATCGTTAGAGTACCGCTAGTCGTAATAGGACTTCCTGATACGCTAATGCCTGTTCCTGCTGTAGCTGCTACTGAAGTAACCGTTCCTGTATTACCAGTTAGCAATACTCCATTAGCCGTTACTGTGCTTGCAAAAGTAGCTTTTGAGTCTTGGTCAATGGTTAATGCTGTGACCTGAGTAATCGTAGTATTTGGAGTAACTTTAACTACGGCTTTTGCGCCTCTAGATGTAGCTCCCCATACTTCGGTAGTTACGCCTTCTAATGATACTTGTGGGTAAGCGTCTGCTGAAGTCGTACCATATCCTGCAAGTTCAAACTTACCTAGACTATCACCGCTTATAGGAGCTTGTGGCGCAGCTACAGTTCCCCTAAACTTACTTACTCGAATAGCTGAGCTATTGGCATCGCTAGAATAGCCACGCATAGCAATACGAGAAGATGAATTATTGTCTCCTACTGCTCTAATTTTAATAGTCGGTACAGTTGTAGTATTAACGCCAAGATTGGAAACATTGACCAAAGTCTTAGCGTTTAGGTCTACTGCTCCAGTAGCACCTGTATAAGGTACTGCACTTACATCAGCAGCAGTTAATACGACTGTTCCTGTATAGCCGTTTACGCTAGTTACAGCATCAGTATTGTCTATCTTTTGCCATACTGAACCGTTGAATACTGCCCAATCTCCGATTTGCCAATCGGTAATTCCGTTGAGATTGGTTGTACCTGCGACAGATACAACATAGTAGTAACCCTTAGTACCGACTGAGCTTGTAAGAGTAGGAGTGTTGGTTGTTGCGTTCCAAGTACCTTGATAATTTAAGTCTCCTAATGGAGGAAGTTGAGATAATGGTACTTGACCACCTGAATCTAGCGTTGCTACACCATTAGCTACTCCAGCATCTTTAGTAGACGCAGTTCCTAGACCTGTAATGTCAGTATTCGGAATAGTAGAAGAAGCTGTAAGAGCTGCTGTTCCTGTTCCTTTTACATAGCCTGTAAGCGTTGTTGCACCTGTACCGCCATGTCCAACATCTAGTGTTCCTGTGATGTTAGAAGCAGGTAATGTAACGCCTGAAATAGTACCGCCAGTAATAGCTACAGCATTGGCATTTTGTTCTGCCATTGTGCCAAGACCTGTTAAAGCATGGTCATCATTCCAATCTGAAGGTCTTACTACTGAAGTATCGTCTCCATCAGGTACGGTACTGACCTTAGTATGCTTAACTGTTATAGCCATCTTTATTGAACTCCAATGATTTTGCCGTCAGCTCCACGCACTACTGTTTTTGGTCTACTATGCTGTTGGTTAATTGTATCAACTAACGCTGTAATCGCTTGAGCCATTTGCTGATTACCTTGACCAATAGCATTAGCAATAGGTTGCATTGGATGTTCCATAGCGTGAGCCATTGATTCTTCCATGAAGTAGGCATCTGCTCCATCATCAGTACCAGCAGAGATACGAGCTGTCTCAATCTTTGCACCATTGTTAATGTGCGCTAACAAGACCTGAGTATTGCGTTCAGTCATCATCTTCATCTGAGCTACACGCATTTCCATTTCACGCTCTTGAGCATTACGCTGTTCTTCCAGTTGGAATTTAAGCTGATTCTCTTGAGCTTGATACTCTTGCTTGGCTTTTTCTAGCTCCATGTTCATCTGCATCTTCTGTTGCTCTAATTGAGCTTGGAATTGGAGCTTCTGTTGCTCTCCTTGTTGTTGCATCTGAACTTTCTGAATTTCTACAGGAGGAGGCTTCGGCTGACCTTTAGACTGTTCGTACTGTTTGCGTAAATCATCAGCAGTTTGGTCAATAATGCCTTCCAGTTGCTTACCTGCTTTGAACGCTGTAACACCAAATTTCAGCATTTCGCATAGCATTGGAGTCAATTCAGGAGACGCTTGAGCTGCTGGTAAGGCAGTTTGCATGAATGAACCTACAGCAGATAGGAAAGCGATACGGTCTGCCTTTTCTTGCTGTTCATCTTGGTAAATCATCGAATCGCTAGTCACTTCAATACGGAAGTTTTTAGCTGCTTCGTTTCTCAGTAATTCAATAGCTTGTGGAATGAGCTGTTTATCTTCATCAGATAGCTGCATTGCACCTGAAATTGATACCAAAGTCTCATCTGTAAAGTGATTACAGATAATTTGAGCTTTGATGGTCAATAAGCTGGTAGCAAAGTCTACTACTGCGTGTTGCATCGTCTTTAAGCGACCTGAAGCGTTATTAGACTTGATAATCTGTGCGCCAAGAGTCTCATTAGGGTCAGATTGACCACGCTGAATATCAGCAATACCCATCAATTCATAGATTTGACCTTTAACTTGCTCCATTGCTTGATAGCATTGAGCTAGAGCTTGAGCGAATGGAGTAATGTCTACTAAGTCAATCGCTCCCTTCATGCCTTGCTTCTCAGCAAAAGCCATCCAGTTTTGTACTGGAATCAGAGTATTGTTCTCACCTTCAGAGAATAGACGCTGTAATTCAGAACTTGAAGCATCGTATACGCCACGCACTTTAAGAGCGTTAATTAGTCCATCAATACGGTCACAAAGAGTATCTAGTTCTCTAGCTTGGTCTTGGTAGATTACAAAGTCAGGAATCGGCTCTAATGAATCTGTAGTAAGAGTTGAATACAACGGTTTAGGACAAGGCCAGAAGTTTTCAAGTTGTAAAGGGTCATCACGCTCATCAATAATCTTGCCTAATGACTTGGAAATCCAAAAGACTTTACCTGTCTCTTTATCCCAAATCTCATAAACTAGAGCCTCATAGACTCCTACTTCACTCTTGTAAGAATTTTTGTCATCTGCTGGTTTAGTATCAAGCGGAACTTTTCCACCAATTTCTTCACCGAATCGCTCAACAAGCGCAGGTCTAGACATATAGACTTTGCGCCAAACTGCTGTAACTTCTTCCCAAGTTCTAGCACCGGGACTATGACCAAACTCTTTCCAATGCACATAATCGACAGGCGCACATTCGTATTCGATGCGTTCAGGAGATTCAACGACTTCACCTTCAGGTGTCTCTGCCTCATCTGCATCTTCGGTAATTTCGTAGCCATCGTCAGGTTCTCCACCTTCATCTGCTTCAAAATGAGGCTCATAGCGAACCCATGAAACGCCACGACCACCTAATAGACGGTCAAGAACGGCATTATTCATTGCTGATTTGTAGTCACCATAATGCTCAATCTCGAACTCTAAGGCTCTTTCAAGCATCATTGACGCTACACGACCAATAGGGTCATTGTCTCTAAAGCGTCTGCTTACATCAGGTCTTGGCAATCTAGCAAAGATAGCTGGTTGAATAGTCTGAACATTAGACCAAAGGATATTAAATCGTGCATTAGGATTACGGTCATAACGGCTATCGTCTTTGTACTTCTTTACGATTCGGTCAGCTCTAGCTTCCCATCTTTTATATGTACGCTCATACGATGCTACGATTTTGTACCAATCTTCGTATGTACGGTCTACTGTTGCTTTATCGTTTGCCATAGAATTGCCTTAAAAGATGGTTATTTTGGCGAAATGTTTGAAATATTTTACACTTTTTCGCTAAATTCTACTATTAGTTTGTTTTGGTGATTGTTTCCACATATCGTTAAGACTTACATCAGTCTGACCAACATACAATCCTTTCATTTCTTCCAATGGTGGAGGAGGAGGACTTGCCATCTGCATAATCTGACATCCGTATGAGAATCCATCCCCATCGTGAGAAGCCCAATCATGCAAAGGAGCTGAACCGAATGTTTTGGTTATATCGCTATAGGCATAGCTCCACGCTCTTAGACCATCTAAGCCTATCTTGCAGTTAGTTTCATTAAAGCGAACCCTTGAAATGATTACCCTTGCAGCATTAATACGGTCAGCTATAGATGTAGAAGGCGTTATGTCGCATTTATCGTTTCCAAAGAACTTCAGGAATATCTCAATAGCCGATTCTTTAGCTGAGAATGTCTTGGTTCTAGCGTCATGAGGAAGCCAAATACATCCTAATGGATTGCGACTACCTGATAATTCGTACTTACATAGGCGTTTATGTATGCGTTCTGCCCATTCTTCAGCGTCTATTCCAAAGCCTGAATCATAGTCAATGATGTTATAGCCACCAATAGTCGGCTGCCAAAACCACCAAGTAGCTGTATCTCTACGACCAATATCCACGCTTATCTGTATAGGCTGACCATTAGGGTCAAAGACAACATCATCGCTAATCTTTCCAGCTCGTTCACTTATCGTAATCTGTCTAGCTAAGATTGCGCCTAAGTTGGCAGCATCAAAGGAACATAGATACTCCTGTTCAAACTTAGACCTACCGTAATCCTCACCAAAGTCTGCTATGTAGTTGTTTAGTTCAGCTTCTAGCTGTTTAGGTGAAAATATGCCTGTCTGAGTAGCATCTAGCACTTGAGCAAAGGCTTCAGGATTGTGTCTAGCAGCTTCTAATGTTGTATAAGCATGATTTCTGCCTCTAGGCGTTGTATTGAATATCTGCCATCCACCGTTCTCCATCAGAATCGGTCTAAGATACGCTCTAGTAGCTGGATTACTCAATGCCCATTCTGAATACACAATGCCAGCAGGAGGCGAACCAACGAGCTTAGAAGGGTCATCTGAGCCTACCGCTTGAAAGGATGAGCCATTCTTGAAGATTATCTTCATCTCGTCATTACGAGTTGTTTTACGCAGCTCTAATGGAAAAGCCTCATCTATACGCTTTTTACCAGTATGAGGATTGATAGCATCCCAAATAGCTTTACGAGCTTGGGAATACTCAGGAAGCATATACCAATACTGAGCTACCCTTTTAAAGGCAGCTACAGCAGTCCAATGTAGACCTAATTCATCCTTACCGCTTCTTCGATGCCAAACAATTTCTGCGTGTTTGCCACCATTCTGCATATATCTCCATGCTGGAAGCTGGTAATCTCTAGGAATCCAGTTATTAGGCAGTCGGATAGTAGTCAAAAGTTTACTGTCTGAACAATGATTGGATTTTCTTTATCTCCTACTACTTCAGTTCTTGCAAGTTTAGGTACATGGTATTCCATGACTGTCTGAAGCATCTCAAAAGCCTTTAATGGATTAGGAGCTACTATAAAGTCAGGTTCACCATCTTTACTGTAGATTTGATTGCCGTCTTTATCTAGCTTTGGTTTGCCTTCAGCAACGCTTGAGAGCCATTTCTCCATCTTTGGAGCATTAGCTTCAACAAACTTAGCAATAGCCTCTCTAGCCAAACTGGTGCTTTTATTAGTGCTTCCAGCAGGTCTACCAGCTCTATTTAAGTTCTTTTCAACAGATTTCGACAGTTTATTAGTCATATATTCTCAAGTAATTGATATATAAGGCTTTTATTCTACACGCTTTTTAAGCTCTTGTTCAAGTATCTCTTTACGAGTTAAAGGTTTACTATTTTCTTCTAATATCTTTACGGTAGAAGGGTCAAATACTACAAAGTTAGAAGTGCCTTCATCAGTATTACGACTTAATGCGTCTTTATAGCGTATTCCCTGTATACCTAAAGCCAAAGCATTTTCTGACCTTTCTTTATCGGTTTTTCCACCTAAGTAGTTTTTATATACATTTGCACCTGATATACCATTTGCAGCATTGTTTTCAAAAGTTTTAAGCAAATCAGGGTCAGTAAATCTGCTTTTAACTAAGTTGTATATATCAGGTTGGTCTTTAATAGGTTTGTCATAATCTAGCATCATGGGTATGCGTTCATCAGGTATATCTACTTTGTACATATTCCCCAATGGTTTATTAACAATCCTTTCAACATTATTGACACCATCGTAATAAAGTTGCTTTACGGTTGGCGTAGGCGCATTTTCAGCCATATATTGCATTTGATTTCTTGCTTCATTAATAGCTTCTTTTGTACTCCCACCAGTTTTTACCCTTTGGTCATAAATTTGACGAATGTTATTTACTATAGCTTTAGGCACAATTTCATCATTAGGAACAGCATATTGACTAGCAACTTTAGGGTTTTCAGCAAAGTACATACCATGACCAAAAGATTGATTACCTTCGCCAGTTCCTACTTTGCTTATGTCAAATTTATTTAAAATTTTATGCGGAGTACCATGCCAAGCTGTTAATGCTCCCACCATAGGCATCATTTGAGTAAACTCTTGCATTGCTTCAGGGTAATAATTAGGATTTGGTCTACCTAATGGGTCAGTTTTATACATTCCACCCATCGTTTTATCCATAGCTTGCTGATTTGTCTCAATTTGCTGTGGAAGGGTACGAAAATGCTCTTTTATAGGGTCAGCAAGTGCTGATTCCGTTGGTGGCGTATAACCAGCTCTAAGCAAATCCGCTAATGTTGTTGGCGTTGCCATGATTAAGCTATATCAGGGTCTTTAATCTTGTTCATAGCTGTCAATAATGCAGCTTTACGCTTCATGCGCTGATTCTCTTTAATCTGTAGCACATTGTTTTTATTAGCTACATTGAGTTCAGGTTTCTTAGTGTCTTTACGACTTACTAATGCAGGGAGATTTGCAGCCATTATTCTTTCTCCTTTACATATTTGTCATAGGTAGCTTCTAATTTAGCTTTTCGGCTGCCTTTAGCATATTCACGCTCTGTATTAAGTGCAATCGCTAGTGCCTGTTTTTTAGGCTTTCCAGCTTTTTCTTCGGCTTTAATGTTTTTTCCGACTGATTGTGCGCTTCCGCTTTTATCGAGTGGCATATCTATTCCTTAATAAGAGTAAACACGCTCCAATACGGATAAGCCTCAAAGAAGTTAGCATCTACTTCTGCTGTTGGCTTAAACTCAGAGCGCACAAAATTATTATAACTCTGAACATCGAATAGTAAATTACCTTTTTTAAATAATTTAGCCCAATATTCAATAGGTTGTATGTTTACATGAGTAGGGTCTCCCATGTACATTTCTTTGGTTTCACCGTCTCTGATAGCGTCTAAGCATAGGAATATCTTGCCGTTTGGCTTCAAAATACGCTCAAACTCACTCACAATATCTTCCATGAGTTCTTCAGGAATATGCTCTAACACTTGAGCAGAATGTACTAAATCTACAGAGTTGTCCTCCAATGGTATTTTGGTAAGTGAGCCACAAATTAGCTCATCGTTGTCAAAATGCTCAGTTCCTAGCTCAATCATATAAGCCGATAAATCCATACCTATCGTCTTAAATCCTAGCTTTTTGAATCCAGTTAATATTGAACCACAAGCACATCCACCATCAAATACTGTTGAACCTACTCGTAAACCCTTAGATACCATCTTAGCGTATTCTTCTTGCCAGTAACCATGACCTAAGTAATCAAGGTCGGCATCTTTATGCTCTGCATAGTATTGCTCATCATACTCAAGAGCAGATAAGCCTACGAGCTGCATTATTTAAGAAAGCGTAGTTTGTATAGCGTTGAATCTATGAGTTGCTGGATTTCAGCTACGATATTGACCAATTCTTGTTCTTTAGGAAGGTCTTTATTGGCTTCATCTACAAAAGTCTTTAATGACTCTAGGTACTTTAAAGGGTCTTTAGGAAGATGGTAGGTACTTGGAAACGACTTTAACTGCTCGTATCTGCCCATATAGGCTTCTGCGTAGTCATCTGCAAGCTCTATGATAGCTTCATAGAAATTGCCCAAAGCCTTATGCTGTGCGTAAGAATTAGTGGATAAATGAAAGAAGTGAGTATTTGTACCGCTATGAAACAGAGTAGCAACAAACATAGCAACATTTTCATTCATATCACTTCCTTTTTAATATAAAATTAACTTAGCCAAAATACTCCTTCACAAGCAGTTTGGCTAAAAGCCCTTATTGGTTTACCGACCTTTAAGGGCTTTGCTTTTCGTCAATTATATCAATATAAACCAAACATCCACCACCTTTTTTAATCTCTCCACGATGCACGATTAATACATCAATTTGCTCGTCATTATCAAAAACTCCAGCATCAGCTAAAGCATCCCATAAAGCCTTAATTCTGTTATCTATGTCTTGTTTTCTACGGTCTCTAGGATATAAAGTCACTTGAAACTCTAGTCTTGCAGTTCCTAACTTCGGTACTGCATACTCAGCTACATAATCTGAAACAGCTTCTTTAAAGGCTACACCAGCTTTAGATACATACCTTCTATGACCATGCGTTCCCCAATAATGGTTGATTGAAGGAGGAAGTGGAAGGTTAAGCACCAACATTTAGTAACCGATTGGTGAGTTCAAGCAAAGTTTCCTCTGTCGTTGAGTGAGTAGATTCCCAAGCTCTACGCCCAAGCTGGTGAATACCAAGATGGAATCTATGGTGAATTGGGCAGAGTCCGATAGTGGGAGCTGTTTTTCGCTGACCTGCTCTGCGTATATGGTGGATTTCACATTCCGTACCTTCGTTTCCTTGTGTGTAACACAATATGCACCCAATTTCTGCAATTTTTCTGTATCGTTCTTTTTCATTTTTAGTCATGTAGGCTTGTTTGAGGAATCCAATATTGCTTTTCTCTACCTTCTTTTTTGGAATATAACCATTCAGGATGTAATTTAGCTTCTTTAGCTGTATACCATCCTCTGATTTTATATGTTCCATTAGCTCCTGTAAGTAGATAAAACTGCTTATCTTCAGGGTCATTAGGCTTTATATGCAAATCTCCATTGGCATAAGGAGTTGTTCTTATTTCAAATTCTCCTACATCAGGAGTATTTTTAGCTCCCTTCCACCAATACAGGTTTAGGTGTTTAGCAAAAGCAGCCTCAGCTAAAGCACCACCTATCATTCTTTGCCAAAAGTCATCGACCTTTTCACCTGAAACGCTGTATGTCTCCTTGTTTTGGATGTTTTGTACAGCTCTTTGACATCCTACAAAAGCAGCCATTTGGATTTCAGAAGGACTAAGAACTATGTCAGTCATTTTTCATTTCTTATCATGTTCTCTAATAAATTGTTCAATCTTCCTGAACTTCTTTAAATAGCTCTGAAAACGATTTGGTATTGGAGTAGTTGCTTTAGCCATATAGAAATCGTAAATGTCCTGCTCAGGTATCATTTCTCTTGTGCCTTAAATTTATTGTTACGCTGATTTTCTGACTTTGTAACTGCCCTAAGATTTTCAATGTTGTTATCAAACCTATTGCGGTTTATATGGTCAATCACCAATGGTTCAGGCGGTAAATGCCCATGATGGTACATATACACAAGCCTATGTTTTAAATAGTATTTGCCGTTAATGCGGATTTGGGCATACCTACGATTACCAAAATGCCCAGCAACATCACCAGCTTTTACATTACGACTTGGGCTTTCTTTCCAATGTAACTTGCCATCTTTGTAATCAAATAACTGTTTTAAAAATTCTTGGTTCATTCGGATGCCTTTCTTAGTATTGCTCTAGCAAATTCAAAGTAACTTCTTCTTTTTAAGTTTTCTTTGAATTCATTTTTTTTATTGAAAACTTTTTTATAAACTTCAAGCATTTTCTCATCTGTTAGTGTCTTTATTGGATGGGTGTAAAGTGGAATTTCAATGCATCCTTTAGGCACAAAATCATGTTGCACCGCCATAATGCTACGGATATGTTCCGCTTCTTTGTCTGCAAGCATCCACGCTACTGGTTCATTGTTCATTGCAATACTCTTGGTGAAGGTGGAGACATAGGTGTAGATGGGACTGTATAGCTAGGCGTTCCAATCGCATAACCTGAAGGCGTTACGACTTGGTTCGGATAGACAGTAATGTTCTGTACAGGATAACCAGCGTTATTAACGACTGTAGCTTGATTACCTTGTACCTGTATAACTCCAGCTTGATAGCCTTGAGGAGTTGATATTACATAAGTTTGAGCTTGTGCAGTACCAACAAAAGCTAATAAAATCAATAGTTTAGAATGGAACATCATCTTTAAACTCCTTAGAAACTTGTTGAGTAGGAATAGCTTTATCTTCAGGTGGATTTAAGTAAGCTAGTAGACCGCCTTCTTTTATTGCATATAAAGGCAATATTTCCAGTTTAAGCATTAATCCATGTTTGGTTTCCATGATTACGCCAATCGACTGATAACGCTTTTTAGTCGCTCCTTCTTTGTCTTGGTACTCTGAAACTGCTGCTTTTACAAAATGAGTGATAGCCATTATTGATTCTCCATTAATTTAACTTCTGTAGATACTTCTTCTAAAAACTGATTGATTTCTGCTTCCATGTACAAAATAAACTCTGCGTCTCTAGGAATTTTGACAATCAAAAGCTGACTGCGTTCAGGCATACGAGGGTCAAAAGATACAAAGTCGCACCATTTCGCTCCAGTTACCGACATTTGAGCTTGCATCTGAATAAAGTATTTTTTAGGTGGCTCTTTAGCTTTAAAGTATTCCCAATGCGTAGCAGAGTTAGGACATTTAATCTCTAAAAGTCCATCAGCTCCTACTAATCCATCAGGTGAGCATCCAAATCCTTGAATCTTAGGATGGTCAATAAATGGAACTTGGTCTACAAAGTTATTGGTACTGACTTCATAAGCTACCCTTGCTTGAGGCTCTGTAGCTGTTCCCCATTCCATAGCAGCATTGGTATATGATGGTTCTATGGTCTTTGTAGTTCGCTGCAAGGCAAGCTCAATCAGATAGTTTTGCCGACTAACTGAAGTACCTGTTTTTGTCTTTGCGAGTATGTCAGCTACCCTAGAAGCTGTTACTTTGCCTCTACGGAGTTCATGCCATTCAGGAGTTCCCTGTTCAATCATGCAAATTCTCCTTTTTTCAAGTCTTTAGCGTTAGCAATCAACTGAACTGCGTTTTTATCTTTAGCTACGGCAGCATAGGCTTTTCCATATACATCTTTAAGCTGGTCAATAGTTGTGCAGTTTTTGATGGAATCTACCCATAAATTAGCGTCTGCTGTTAAGTCAGGCGTTGGTTCATCAGGAATATCCTCACCAGCGTAGATATACAAGCCAATACCATGCAGGGCAATAGCTTTAGCTAGGCAGCGTTGCATAGCTGTATTGACAGCAAAAGCATCAGGATTGGAAATAGCTTTGTTTTGAGGATTTAAGACAGGTAACTGAGCTGTCATGGTTTTGCCAAAAGCTGCTACTGAGCAAAAGACCATTAAAGTGTCACCAAAAGCCATTGGAGCTTGGTAATCCCATGTTGCCATTGGGTCAGCTTGTAAGAGCTGGTCTACTGCCCAAGCCCATGAAAGGTAGGTAAATTTACCTTTCTTTTCTGTATGCTCATTTACATTAATCTTGCGTAGTTCTAAATAACTCATCACTTGCTCCTTAGTCGTTAATTTCAAATTCTGCTACTTCTTTAGCATGATGTTCCATGTAATCCATAGCCATCATTACTATTTTTCTACCGATTTGCTCGTAATCGCCTGTATCTATAACATCTTGCAAGGCTTTGGAATCGTTTACACCCATTTCACTAAGAGCCTCAGAAATAGCACCTGAAGTTCTGTAGTCAAATTTGCCACCGATTTTGAGAAGTTCCCATGTGCGTTCTTCAATTTCATCGGAACGGTCATCATAGTCATTAGGTTCGTAGTAGGCATCAGCTCTGTTCATTCCCATGATTAAGCTCCAAAGGCGAACATTGCGCCTAAAAGAATACCTAGAAGAATTACGCCTACCCATTCGATTATTGCTGTTTTCATCACTTACTCCTTTACTGTTGAACTAGACTCCACTATACACGAAAAATATAGGTTCATATAGTTTTTTTATAGGGACTTTCCCTAATAGGTGTATTTTCCCATATTTTAGGTATATGATAGCGGAAAAGGAGAACTTATGAACCCATCAGATTTATTAAAAATTGAGTTTGGCAGCTTAATAAACCTTGCTGAGAAGCTAGGAATCAAGCCTCAAACCATTTATTTATGGAACTCTACCAAGATTCCATTTAAGTATTTACGCCAAATTGAGGAGCTTTCGGAGCTGCGTTTGACTAGAGAAATGCTTAGACCTGACCTTTTTAAGAAGGATTGAGATGAATTTTTACCCTTTTCACATAGGGGATTACGCAGCTCATACTAGAAATTTGAGTTTTATGGAAGATTTAGCCTATAGAAGGTTGATTGACCAGTATTACTTAGATGAAAGTCCTTTAAAAGGTGAGCCTTCCCTGATAGCTAGGCGTATTGGAATGTCTGATTTCAGCTCTGATGTTCAATACATTTTGGAGACATTTTTTGAGAAAGAAGGTGAGTTTTGGGTTTCTAAGCGTTGTGATGGTGAAATAGCTAAATATCACTTGAAAGCTGACTCTGCTCGGAACGCAAACAGAATCAAATCAGAGAAGATAACAGCTCTGAAATCAGAACTGAAATCAGAACCGAATCAGCTCCTAACCAAGAACCAAGAACCATTAACCATTAACCAAGAACCAATAACCAATATAAAACCCTTAATAGGTGAAACTAAGTTTCCCCCATGTCCTTATGATTCTCTTTTACTTTTATGGAAAAAGCACTTGCCTCATTTAACGCAGCCTAGAACTTGGGAAGGTTCAAGACAAGCCAATATGAAAAGCAGATGGATTCAAGCCTCTAAACCGTCTCAATACTCTCCTGACGGCTATAAAACAAAAGAAGATGGAATTGAATGGTGGGATGGTTTCTTTAGTTATATCGCTACAGATACAAAACTAGCAGAAGGCTTTGAGTCTAAAGATAGGTCTTGGAAACCTGACCTTCAATGGATTCTTTTACCAGCAAACTTTCAAAAAATCATAGATGGGAACTACAACAAATGAGCCAATTTAAAAAAGGATTTGTTAAGACTGAGAGACAAGAAGAAAATCCATCACAAGCGCAGCCTTTAAATTGTTCTGCCTATGGTTGTGGATTAACAGGTACTTTGTCTGCTGGAACTAACGGAGAAAGCAAGTTTTACTGCCGATTCCACTTTGGTCTTAAACCTAGCAAGAATGACCAAGTAACGGTACGAATCCATCAAAACGACAAGTTACGCAATCTTTTCGATATGTGTACCAATCCTGAGAAGTTCTTTAAAGGCAATAACAAGACTACTTTTTTTGCTTTAGCCGATAAGAAGGTATCTGAGTTGTTGTTTGAAATGGGATTAACTGAGTTGCATAGTCCTAAGAACTTGCTTAAAACTCGTAAAAACATCATCGGAGAGCTGGATAAGCGCACTTTTGTAATTGACGATGATGGTATTCCTATGCCTAAAGACATGGATGTAGGAAATCATTACCTAGACAAGATTAACTTTAAAGGCTGATAAGTGATGTTTAGATACTACATATACGATGAATTAGGTGAATTGATGCGTAAAGTGCGTTCTTTGCAAGAAGCCAAAGAGATTGTTGGCATTAGGAACGGTTGGAGCTTTGTTAAGGTAAAGATACCTAGAGTTAAAGTTGTCTTTGAGGATGCGCCATTTTGAAAACTCTCATCATTGAGTCTTGTGAAAAAAGAGAGATTAAGTCTAATTACACAATGGTTCATGTCAAAAACGCTGTGATATTAAGGGATTACTTAGGCTGCGACTTCATTAGTCATGCAGAGCATATTCCTAGCGTTATAGACAAGTCTTACGATGCAATTATCTGCGTCTATGCGTCTCCATACATGAAATACAACGCTTATTTGGAGATTCTTGACCGAAATCCTGACGCTAAAGTGTTTTGGATGATGAATGACCACGATGTTGAAGATAACATTTTGCTCAGAAAATGGACTGTCAAATACAGCAAACAGTACGACATGATTTGCAACAATCCTCGTTCAGGTTATAGAGGCTGGATTCTAGGCAAGAAAGTACACGAAAAGACCTTAAATGATTGGATTAATAACTGGTATACGGTCAATCTCAATACTTTGGTGTTTGACGAAAGCAAGTACCTAGAAACTAAAGACAATCAATCTAAAGACGAGATTCTGTACTACGGAACATTTAGAAAGAACCGTATTAAAGACATGAAAGACTACAACAATGTCTCTTACCGTCTCAGTTCTAACCGTAGAAATCACCTGAAATACCAATCAGCAGGTATTACCGCTAAGTTTATAGAAAAGCTGGTTTGGGATGGTTCTAAGTGCGATTTGTTTGAACCAGTAGGTCTAAGACTTAAAGACTTCATGCTGTCTATTTACTTTGAAGATGAGCATACGCATGAAAACTACGCTTTTATGGCAAACCGCTTTTACGAGTGTTTGATGAATAACACGCTTTTGGTCTATGACTATCGCTGCCAAAAGACCATTGATTTAAGTGGCTACAACATTCATTCAAGACAGATTATTAAGAATGGTGATGAGCTGCTGAAGTTGTATCAGGATTTAAAAGAAGATAAGGGTTTATACCTAGAGTTAATGGAAATGCAGCAATCGAATGTAGAGCTGGTATTAAAAGAAAAAGAAGAAGTCTTATCAACAATCAAAAATTCTTTGAATTGAGGAAAACATGGAAGAAATTAACCCTAATGCAGCAGTAGATTTCCTACTTAAAAACGCTAAATTATTCGCAAAGGCGAAATCAGAAAGAATCTACCTAGAGGAGTTTAGAAAGTCAAAAAAAGCATTACTTATGCAAGAGGCTTTTTGTGCTGGAGTTGAGACTATGGCAGCACAAGAGCGAGACGCTTATGCTAGAACCGAGTACCAAGAGCTTTTAAAGGGTCTTAGAGAGGCGATTGAGATAGAGGAGACACTCAGGTATCAACTTATAGGAGCACAGCTCAGAGTCGATATTTGGCGCACTAATCAAGCTAATAACCGTTTTATTGAAAAATCTACTGTTTAGGAGAAATAATGGCAACTTTTACACTATCTGAGTTAGAGCATCCCATTCCGTTTTATGGTATTTATGAGGAAAAAGACGGTTCATTAACTATCAATGTTGAGGAAACTATGGAAAACGAAAAACTAGCAATAGCTACCAAAAGCACTTTTAAGTATTCATCAGGAAGTGATGTACAGAAGATTTGGAAAGCCTACGGTTGGATTGCACCTTCTACTACTAGAAATGACTACCTTTTTAAAGCGAATCGACTAGCTTCAGGACTTAGCAAGTAATTAAGCAATAATATCTAGGACTTTGTTAATCTGAGCTTTACGGTTATCAAGTCCTATTGTTCCACCATTGATACGCTTGGTTAAGGACTCTACATCCATTACATCAGCGTATTGATTAAGTGACCGCTTGTTCCAATACCAAGCTGCGCTTAAAGTCGCATATTCAGGAGTAGACAGCAAATTAGGATTACTAAGAACATCCACAGCAGCATTATGTCCGAAATTAGCATAGTTTTCTCTACCTGTTAGCTGAAAGATTCCCCTGCCTCTAAAGGCATATCCATCGCCTTCTTCAATGTTTCCCATACGACCAGCATAGACTTTATTAGCTATCTTTTCAGGATTGTGAGCGTATTTATCTGCTGTATCTAAATCAGGGAATCGGCTAGGCCATGTTTTCATAAGACCTAAAGCTGAATAATTTAGATTTTCTTCAAGATTCTTAAAGTTACCTGATTCGTGCATCGCTTGACCTAGAAAACAAGCCTGTCTTTTAGCTGTAGATATGTCGTATTTGGCAAAAGTATCGTTTAAAGGTTGAAGCCACTTATCTTCAATACCTAGTTTACTTAGCTTTTCAAGTATTAATAAGCTCATTTAATAGCATCGTATTGGTTATAACAAGCCTGTAATCCAACTCTTATTTGGTCGGCTCTTGCTGCTTCCCTGACAAGAAATTCAGCATCGGGGGCAGAAAGGGTTGTTCCGTTGCAATCCTGTCCATTGACGGTTTTTGTGGCGTTACTGGAACGGCTACGCAAGCTGCTAATGGCATTAACAAGCTGAGTATTAATAACTTTAATTTGGGCATCTTTTTGTATCCTTATTAAATCAGCATCCGATTGATATTGATGTTCTTTATCTCTAATGGATTTTTCTTGAGCAGTTTGTTGATGCTGACATCCGCTAACAAATCCACCGCAAAATAGGCTAATAGCTACTAATGCGTAAATAGCGTAAAGATTCATGGATGAATAGGCTCTTTAGTAACATACCTAAGAATCGCTACGATAACGCCTACTGAGGAAAAGATAATCCCATAGTATTTAGGGTCAATAATGGACTGTAGTGCTGGAAGGTAATCTAATAAAGCACCAAAAATAACAAGGGCTACAGAAAACCACATTGTTTTTGATTGATAGCATTTCATTTGTCTACCTTACGGTCTAGCTTATCTTCTATTTTGTCTAATTTGGCAAAGATAGCAGCAGCAATCTTGTCAAAGTCTTGCTTAGACATATAGTTACCAGCTATTAAAATCTCAATAGTATTAACTTTTTCAGTCAATAGTTTATCAACTACTTGTAGCTCTTTAACACCTTCCCAAATAACCTTTAATATCCAGCCACCAAGAAAGCCGACTAAAGCAATGGCAGTATTTATGATTGTTTGGGAATCCATGTCAGCTTTCTTTTTTTACTATTTTATTAATTTTTATGTAAATGACATACCATTAAGTTGAATATTTGTTCCAGACAACGCAGCGCAAGTTAATGGTGTTCCTGAAATATCTGCAAAGCCAATAATGGGTACAGAACCACCAGGGACAAAAAACGCATATAGCGG